AGAGGATGGTCTGTCGAAGACGAGGCCAGTGTCCAGCCCGCCGCGTTAACCTGCTGCCGCGTGTAGTTGGCGTCCTGTGTCGAAGTGTTCACCTCTGTCAGAGTGCCAGCTTCCGCGTTCGACACTGCGGTTGCGAGACCGACGTAAATGGAATTACCCGGAGTTGCAAAACTCCCGGCATTGTTCTTGAAGATAAAGCTAAGGAGCTTGTTCTCCAAATAGGTGGTTGCTGCATTAGATGTCGCCATCTCTCACTCCTTATGTCCGCGCCATTCTGGGCAGTCCCTGCCTGTACGCATCGTCATTCTCACGGGCCTCCGCGAGATCCTTTAGCCTGCCCAGACTCTCTGCATATCTGCCCTCGTACATGGCGATAACGTCTTGCTCGCCCTTCATGTAGATATATGCCTCTATCAAAGCGGCGTAGAGCAGAGAGTTAGGAGCGTTCTTGCTTAACCATGTATACTCGCCGTCGGCACCGGCAGTCAGACTGGCTGGACGGTAAAAATAGTGAAGCTCTACAGTGTAGTTACTGTTGGGTGTTGGCCCGACAATAAAGTTCCCTGTAACATTCCCGCTCGCATCTGTCTTGCTATCAAATATAGCATAATACTTGGGGGTAGCGGTACTGGTGCGATCAGGATATGCCTCGCGCAAGAAGTTGACATCCTTCTCAATCAGAAACGCTTCAGAGCCAGATGTGTTAATAAAGAAGGAAAACGGCGCAAGGAAATCTGTCGGCATGGACAGGTATTCATCATTCTGAGTCAGGCTAGATGTCGCGTTCTTGCGGAAGTTCTCAAGATCCACAGACTTGAGAATGCGCTCCTCTGCCGCCCGTATGAATACAGGCAGATTGGTGACAAAAGACGTTTCGGTGTTTTCCGCAAAGTCTTGTATTGCTGTCTTGAGTTGCGCGTAAGTAAATGACATCAGGCAATCCTTACAATGGCATTACTCGCATCCGCTGTTGGGAATGTAATGGTAAAGTCAGAAGAGGATGACGCCTGATCGGAACCAAAGTCGTATACCGCCACAGCCTTGTTGGAGTCGCTGCTGTTGTAGATCAGTGCGCCTCTGGCGGTGATCGTGGAACTAGAAAACGTAACGTCGTTGAAGTCCACATATGCGGTAGTGCCGCTAGTTGTTGGCGCGACATTTGTAAGCGTTGCGCCACCCGCCGAGTAGCCTGTCCCACTCACTTCATTGCTTGTAGTGTACGCCGTTGTGCTAGCGTCAAGACTTGCGCTGCTGGTGTAGAGAGCCACCTTGAAGGTGTCCCCCGATGACCCAAAGTTGTGCGTACCTTCCAGAAGCTCTTGCTTAAAGCTGGTACAGATTGCTGTTGTAATTGCCATTGTCTACTCCTACGGCGTGTTCGCGGTGCCGCCCATACCGCTGTGGTTAGTGCAGTAATAATACAGAGTCGGGGCACCGGAGGCTACTGTGATCTGTGTATAGGCTCCTGCGCTGCCCGGAGTCCCGGCAGTCGTCACGCCGGTAGTGTACTCACTTCCTCCGGCGTGAGTGCCGTTGGACGTGGTGGAAAATCTAAGTGGATGTCCAGAATTGGTGCCATCGGACTGGTCAAATCTGTATGTACTGCCCTCGCTTAAGTTCACCGTAGCTTGTTGAACACCGTCGATATAATACTTGTGCGCTCCATAATAATGGGCGACTGTTACCGTATACGTTGTTATGCCGGTAACACTAGCCGACAAAGTTCCAAGCGAAACTGTTGCAGAAACTCCTGTCGGAGTCACTGCGACACTGCCCTGCACCGAGGGAGAGCCTGCTGAAACGGTCATCGACAAACCTGTCAGGGATACAGATATCGGAGTGACCGCTACTGTATCTGAAGTCGAAAGCACTCCTGCCTCAGCCCGCATAAACGGCACCGTAATAGGCTCAATGGTTGCCAAGTTGACTGCCGGGAATCTAAAATTTACCGGCTCTGACTTGTTTTCTGGGCGCGGGTTTCTAAGAGATTGGGGGTCATCAATCCTGACACGGCCCGTAAAGTTTTGAGGGTGGTCCGGGTCGAACACGTCCTTACCAACCCTCAGGCCTGTCTTTACGCCATTTTTGTATTCGTCAACAAGATCGTTCAGATCATATCTAAATCCCGTCTTGTCGCAGAACCCAAAGGCATATTTACCCCTAGCTGTCGTCATCGTTTGTACCCGCGTACAAATTGTCGAAGATCTGATTTACATCCAACGTGTAGTCCAGATCAGACTTCGAGTAGTGTATGTGCTGAGACGGCAAGAAGTCTGGCGCTCCGGTGCCGGTCTCGAACCAAGCGGGATGCGTTACCCTTACTCGGTTGTTTGGTAGAGCCACGATGTTTCCTGTCCACTTGCCTGCATCCAATAGCTCCAGCACATGGCTCTGTTTGTGCTGCGCCGGATCATCGCCTATCTCACTGTCGGTATAGTCAACGGTGAAATAGTATTTGGCGGGATAAAACTCCCCGCCTATCTTCGCCATCCAAGGGCACGGTGTGGCCCTGTCTAGCGTGTACACAGCGTGCGTTCTTGAAGAGCAGTCCCAAGGCTGTGCCGCATGAACCGGCATAGGCTCAGGCCACTCTTCAAAGGGCGTGTCACCAACCAAGGCGGTGATTGGCATACGCGCCCACATCGCACCCCCGTGTACATTCGGCTCATCAGTGTCGTCAGCCTCGCAGCCCGTAAAGATAATCTGGAAGCTGAGACACCGATTGGGAATCGTGGTTACCGCTATCGCCATAGCATGGAGAAACTCTCCATGATAATCGGAGTGATTATGCGTGTATTCACGACGCACCCAGCACTTGAAGTGGGGTATGTTGCTTTGGAGGAATGCCACTATGCAGACCTACCGAACCGCTTGCCCCTAGTCGCTGCGCCAGCACCACGCACGGTGCCGCCCTTTGACCTCTTCATGGCCCCGCCTTTAGACATACCTTTTTTCTTCATCATGCCGCCCATGGCCTTCCTGCCTGTACGACGGCTGTCCTTTGGCTTTGATGGCTTTGGAGTAGGCATAGTAGGCGCTGCCTTCTTAGCCGCTGCATTACGACGATCTCCGCGCTTAACAGTTGGCTTTGCTGACTTGGTGGTCATAATCTTATTTGGCTTCGGCGAGCCACTGACCCTGCCTTCAGCATCTGTATTTCTAATGCTACTTGTAGCCGCGCGTTGACGCTGTTTGGCGGAGCCAAATGCGTTATCTTTCTTTTGCCCAAGGGCAGCCATTTGATTTTTAGTCAAACCCTTATAAGGATTGCTGGAACGCCCTGCTGGGCCGATTGACTTTCCTTGCCCCGTAGGCACTTTGATGTTCTGACCCACTTTGATCATATTGGCGTTTTTGATGCCGGGGTTGGCCTTCAAAAGAGCCTTGAGAGTAACGCCCTTAGACTTTGCAATCTGAGACAGGGTATCGCCAGACTTGACCTTTACAGATCCGCCCTTGGCATACCCCTTCTTCATCATACCGCCCTTCTTCATACCCTTCTTCTTCATAGAGCCGCCCATAGCGTAACCCTTCTTCTTCATCATACCGCCCTTGGCCATCTTGCCTTTGCCGTCAGCGGCAAAGAACGGAACCTTCTTACCGTCCTTCTCAACCATCTTGAGCTTGCCACCCTTGGCCATGCCTTTTTTCTTCATGGCACCACCCATGGCGTAGCCCTTCTTTTTCATAGAACCGCCAGCCTTTTTTGCGGTAGACCCCTTGCGGACATTTTTCATGCCGAGCAGCTTTTGTCCTGTCCGCGATATGGGCTTAATAGTTTTAATATTATCGCCCTTCTTGGTTTTGTATGTTGGCATCTTAGCCTCCTAAGTAGAATGTGTCGTATGGCACGAACTTGATTGACGATGAGTCGGTGTCTTCACCGGCTGCGAGTTCAAACTGGAACTCATACTCTTGCTTCAGCGGTGCCACACGGGCCGCCACCTCGGGCTTCTTCATGGCGATATAATACGCCAGCCCAGCTGCCAGACACGGCACAAACCGTGGCGGCACATCCGCACTCGTGCCTATCCCAGACGAGACGCCAGAGACTCCACGAAGGCGGTAATACGAGAGAGTGTATGTGCTAACGTCTGGAACAGGCCAGAGAGTAACTGAGACACTCGTTGCTTGACGGTCAATAAAAATTTGAGAGGGGCGTCCTTGAGTATTTTTTGCGCTCTGCTTTGCATACGTTGAAACGCTGATACGCTCCAAGTTTGTATCCACCTGAGACGTACCTGTTCCCGTTCTAATCTGATGCTCAATGAGGTCAATAGTGTCTGCTGGAAGCGTGTAAGTTGCCGTTCCAGACGTGAGAGCTTGCGTGCCAGCTTCAATAGTCCAAAGGTTAAGACCACGGTTTTGCCACTCCAGTGTCAATAGGTTCAGGCTGCGACGGGCGGTCTTGAGGTCGTAGCCGGTTGTCATTTGAAGGCCTGCCCGCTCAAACGCCTCTTCAAAGATCTCAGGCAGATCAGGTGTTACTACCGCCATCGTTAGGCCTTCCTGTGTCGTCTTGTTTTTGCAGCGATCTTCTTAGGCTGCTTGGAAAACTGTTTACCGGATCGAGTAGCTTTCCGCTTGGCTTTCGTGGTGGCTGCATACTCTTTCGACGAAAGTGACTTGATGGCACTAGCCGGTAGATATCTTTCCCCGGTAGCTTTCGGACCCTGTGTGGACGGTTTGCCACTTTTCGTCCTCCACTTTTGCTTGGTCCAAGACTTCAAGCTCTTTTGCGGCTTCTTTAGCGGCATTACTGCATCGCCTCTTTGATTGAATCAATCGCGTCCTTAATTGTTCGCGTCTTTTTATTTGGCTCGTATTTGCAGCTTATCTGCCTTGGACAAAAACCTTCATCATTTAAATGTATCACATCTTGCGTGTTATTTGTACCACGGTACAAACATACCCACTCTGAGTTGATTTTTTCATACCCCGCCAAGCGGCATGTCACATAGAGTTCCTCAGCCCTTGCAGAGTGTGCCTTGAGAAGCAGGACAAAGGCAGCAAGAACAGAGATACCGGCACCGCTAAGTATCACCCATGCCATGATCTCAACAAACTTTCTGCGGCGCTCCCTCTGAGCATAAAGCGTCTCCTGACGCTGCTTTCTGATCTTAGCCTCTGTCCTTACAAGATCTTCCCATGCTGACTGCCCCAGTGTAAGACCGACCCACTGCTTTAGCTCGTTTCTTTGGGCCTGCGCTTTGCGCTTTGCCGAGAAGACCTCCATGGCCTCCTGCTCAACAGACTTGCCCGCAAAGAGCTTCTTAAAGATGGGTGGATTCTTTGCTTCTTTTTCCGCCTGATCCAGATCGGACAGCGCCCCCATCCATCGTCCGATGTCAGACATCATAGACTCAACGTCACGCCCTACGGCGAAGCCCTTTTTAATCGTGGCAAAGGCCGTGCTGGCTGCCGCCATGGCTGACACTGGATCCATCAGTATACCCTTACGTTTTCGTCTACCAACTTAGGCAGACAATAAGCTGTTATCGCCTGCCCCTGTTTATGAAGTTTTTGTGCGTACCATACGCAATCATTCAAATCCCTAAAGTACAGGTCGTTGCTGACTAGGCGCTTATCTTCCCCCAGCCCTAAAAATACAAACAGGAGGAAGACATGTTGCATCCCTAATCGCGGTAACCGCCTCCCGCTTTTTTATAGGCAGAGGCCAGCATTTGCGCTTTTCTCCCACTCCACTGACCACTGGCCCCGCCCTTGTTTCCGGCCTTAATACGGTTGAATAGGCGCTTTCTCATGGTCGGCTTGGTGTAGTTCCCTGCCTTGTTGACGGTGGACTTGGTCTTGCCCCCCGAAGAATAAGAAAGGGCCTTGCCCTTCCTTGAGTAAGACCCCTTGCCCTTCTTGGGCTTCACAACCTTAGGCTTGAACTTGGACTCGCCAAGCTCCTTTGCCACCGGGTTCTTTACGCTCCCGCCCCGTTTCAAAGCCACCGGCTTTTTCTTCTGGGCGCAAAGATTCTTTGCCGCTCTCATTTTCTAAGCCCTCTTGTTAACCTTGCGAGCCGTGTTGGTTCGCCTGAAAGATCTGTTCTTGGACGCCGGTACCACCTTCAGGTTGGAGCGCCGATTATCCATCGGGTTGCCGTTCCTGTGAGCGACATCCTTGCCGTCCCCTCTCTTGGCCTTACCTGCCGCAATCATGCGGTTCCGCGCAGTGTTACGAGAGGCGCGTCTTTTCTTCTGCTTGCTCGACGACTGATACTTCTTGTACTCCGAGCCGTAGTTTCTGGGCATCAGACCATGCGACCCTTGGTTTTGCCTTTGGAGCAAATGCCATCAATCGGGCGCTTGCGCTTCATTGCGCCGCCAGACTTCATCCTAGCCATGCCTTGCATCTGATTGGCTTGCATCGCTTCGGATCCGGCTGGCTTCTTCTTTTTCTTTTTTTCTGCTGCCTTAGCGGCCAGCCCCAAAAGCCCCATACCCTTACCGCCACGAACAGCCTCACCAATCGGGCCTTTGCCCTTGGCAATGCTATACGCAGGAGAGAAGGTTTCCAGAAACTTTCCCATATTCGCGTTGATTTGCTTTTTCATTTGTGTCCTCGATATCATTTCATCCAGCCTATAACCAGATGGCCTAAAGTGCCCACCACACCCCCAAGGGCTAAGATTACCCAGAAAGCGCCCTTCCACCTGTTGGCCTGAGCCTTCAGATCGCTCACCTCTTCATGAACGTGCCGAACCTCATCCTGAAGCTGGGTAATTCTTTCCTCTAGTCTGGCTAGAGTTACTTCTACTGGCTCAGTCATCAGCACTTCCACCGTTTCCGAGCCTGCCTAAGTCTGCTGTTTGGATTCTTTGCAGCCTTGGGGAACTTCTTCATTTGACCGGCAGAACGAGCGCAGAAAGACTTGCGCCGCTTCGCTGCTGCGCTGCCTTTCTTAACCTTGCCGGTGACAGCCGTCTTCAGCTTGCTACCGGGGTTAGCCTTCCTGTAAGCAGCGACGCCCTTCTTGGTCATTCCCGCCCCAGATTTAGTGGGACGGAAATTACCCGATTTTACAGAGGTCTTGATAGGGGTTTCTTTTTTTCTAGGCATAGCCTACCCCTATGACAAGAACACCGTAACGCTAGAGCAAGCAGTCAGATCAAGATAGACATCAGTATCAAACAGAATGCCGTTATCGGGAATGTTTACCGAAAACGTGTCAGATGCCCCGAAAGAGACATCCAGCTTAGTAGTGCCGCTGGAGCCTCCATCTTTTAGAACAATCTGAGGACTGCCTGATCCGGCTGTCTTGACTTGAATCTGACGCACACGGATGCGGCCAGAGAACACCGTAGCGTCCGCTGTTTTAGTTACCGCGAATACATCAGACATCGCCATTACAGCCCCCTATCTTAGCTATCAGCGAAAGGAGTTACGGCCTCACCAGAGCCAAGAAGCATGCCCTGCACAAGGTACACGTTATCTTCAATGGCAGTGATCTCGACGTAAGAACCCTTGTCGCCACCAGTGGTGGTGCCGTTCATCGAAATGACATCGTTAGACGCTGCTGGAGCATAGGTCTCTGTCAGGCCAGAATCTTCCATGACAGAAAGCGAACCAACAAACTTGTCGGTGCCGTCAGTCTTGATGTCACAATCGCTGCAATCGGTACCAACGAAGAAGGTGTAGCGAGCGCCGAGAGTGTCGGTGGTGATGGTCGGGAGGGTAACCGCGCCGTCGGCATCGTTGATCTTGATGATGCGGCCAACGTGATTGTCATAGGTGAGGGTGGTCTCTGCGGTGATGTTAACCATCGCGTTAGAGCCTTGTGCGGTGAAACCGCGCTGGGACCGGACTGGACCCGAAAAAGTTGTTTTAGCCATGAGGAACTCCTTGTCGCGGCTATTGTCAGCAAGATGCTGTCAAGGTTCCTATACAGTATACAAAAAGAAAGGGCGGCCCAGAAGCCGCCCAATCAACATTTGTACCCTAGTACACTTACGCGCCCGGAGAGCCGTAAATGCCAAGCGGGTCGGATACGCCGAAGCTATAACGCTCACGAGCCTTATAGCGGACGTTGCCGGTGTCGAAGTCACCATCCATCGAAGTAGACATCGAGGTACGGACGAAGTGCTTCATGCCATTCGGAACATCCGTGGTCACGAAGAACGCATCCGTATCTGTCAGGTAGTGGTTGACACGATAACCCTCAGGGATCGAGCCATTACTACGCAGAGCGTTGATGTCGTTATCGGCGGTGCCTGTACGCAGGTCGGTTTGAAGCAGGCGAGTAGCAACAAACATCAGTGCAGGCGGAACGATGAGCTTGCGAGGACGTGCAGCAATCAGAAGGCCACGCTCATCAGTGAACGCAGCGATGTTGATTACAGCATCTTCCAGCGAGGTCTCGTTCAGATCCACAGCAGTGCTGGGACGGTTGGCGTTGTTACCACCAGCTACGGTCGGATGGGAAGCGTTGAACAGTGTCACGCCATCGCCCGACTGGAACGTGGTGAAGCCAGTGTTAAGCAGCGAAGCTGCTTTGACCTGCTTGGTGTACGCCATGGCGCGAGCCAGAGCCTTGGTGTAGCGAGCCGAAAGAGCGTCGTAGAGGTTGTCCTCCATAGCTTCTTCGGTCACCGAGAAGCCCATTGCAACCGTTTCGTGGTTGTAACGAGCAGTGTAGGACTCTTGCGCGTTGTCGTAAGAGATCGCCGAACCTTCAGGCTTTACGGGCGCTGCCCCAAATCCCGAAAGTTTAACTTCCTCCTCAAAGCTACGCTCTGAGTTCTCAGTTTCGTAAATCTCTGCATGCTCGTTCTCGTACTTTGCGTACTCAAGACCGTAAAGAGCATTCAGACCCGGCAGGAGTTCCTTCAGGAGTTGTGCGCGAGAAATAGCCATAACTCAAAAGCCCCCTTATGCCGCGCCAGCAGCTGTGGTCAGCTGATGGTAGTTGAACTTACAAACGAGAAGCGGGAAGTCAGTTCCCTTCTCGTCACCTTGGTCGCCACCGAGGTAATCAATGACCTTGATTGGGTCGGTAGAGGTCGTAGCAAGCTCCGAAATGTCCAGAGCCACACGGCTGACCTTGAAGGTCGTGTTCGGTGCGGTCTGAACCAGAGTGCAGTTCTTGCCGTAGATGTCGCCAGTGTTGGTCGGTGCGCCATCAGCTTGGATGACAAACTCAACACTGGGGTTATCTACAACAAATGCCATTGCGTCAGACGCAACAGTGCTTGAGGGCCACAGCTGGCTGAAAGTCAGCTGCTTGGTGTTGGGGTCCGTAAACGAACAACCCATGAAAATACCCACGAGATCAATCGCGGAGGTACCTACGTCGGACTGCTTTTCGATGGTGGTTGCGGTGCCGCCATCAACGAGTTGGACGATATCGCCCATCGCAATGTCAGTTCCGTAACCGGATGCAATCGGATACTGGCGGAATACTTCCTGCCCACCAGCGCCGGTGCGGCCAATCGGGCGCAGACCGAAGGGAGCGGCTGTCGAAGACATGTCTTGTTCCTTCCTTCTATCTAGCCATTACAAACGGTAAGCGCCAGTTTTAGGTCACTTACCAAACGAGGTTTTCGTAGACCGCTCTGGGTTCAGAACGGGCATACGAGGGTCGGATTGGCGCAGGTAGTTATTGTCAACAGATTCCATTTGACTGGAGTTCATGTCGTCATGTGCTTCCCTACGCGATTCCACATAGTCGGTCGAGTTCTCGCAAAGCAGCAAGCCTCCAACCTCAACATTACCTTCAAATCGAGAGTCGATATCAGGCAACACTTGGAGTTCAGGATGATCTTCTGCCTTCACCGGCGTCCAGCCCTCACGAAACTTAGACGAGACGTTCTTGTTGTCGCTCTCACCGAGGGTGGCTGTGCGAACCCAGCGGTATTCAACACCGTCACGGGGTTCGGGGTCAGGCAACATAGTCGGTCTGGTCCAGCTTTTTTTGCGCTCTGTGGTCTCACGAGATTCCGTAGAGCGAGGCTTGCGATTAGACATTAGAAGACTCCTTCAAGAGTTGCGCCGCATATTGCTCAGGGCTAAGGCCAAGCCTCTTGGCGAGGGAGACTTGGGTTGAGGTAAGCTGCACTCTGCGTGGTTTTTTTGCACTCCGACTAGCGGGGGCAACCACGTTGCCAGTTTGACGGGCAGGTGCTTCCTCAACTTCTTGCCCACCAAACTTGTCTGGAAACCGCTGACGCATAGATGCGTCAATGCGGCTGTAATACTCATCTGCTTGCGTCTGAGGATTAATGCCGCTTTTCACAAGCGACTCATGCACCCCAAATGCAAAGCCTGTCATTTCTGTGTCCTCACCAAACCATTGGTTTTCGGACGCCCATGCCTTTGTTCTTTCATCCGGTTCCGCCACCTTGGGCTTTACCGCGATATTCTCAGGAAGTGCCTCGGCCTCCTGTGGCTTGGGCTTATATGACTGAACCCTAAACTTTTCATTCTGAAGAGAGGTCAGCTTTTCCTGTGCCTCGATCAGCTTGTCTGGGTCGCCGATCTCGTAGGCCTCTTTGTAAGCTGCCTTTGCCTTGTCAAGCTCGGCCTCAACGCGGCCCTTGGCTTGCTCAACAAGAACGCCCTCACCCTCTGCAAGGGTTTTCTTGAGGCGTTGATTCTCCTCATGGATCTGACGGGCATAGCTTACCGCTTCTTCTTGAAGCCGTGAGGCTTCTTCTTTGCGGCGGCGCTCCTCGTGGAACTCATACTTCAGCTGCTTAATGCGCTTTTGCACATTCTCGCCGTAGTTTGAGATCTCATCGTCCTCTGGAACCTGAGCTTCAGCTTCCTCGGCGCGACGGGGCTTGCCCTTGTCCTCCTCTGGGGTGTCATCAACGATATCCACCTCAAATTCGGTGTCGCCGATATCAACATCCAGAGCTTCTTCAGCAATTTTTTCAGCGGCGTTGGTACTCATGCTCTTGCATATCCTCTTGGGTCATCGACAACCGCCTCAACGGTGTCGTCATTGATAAGACGGAACTCTTCCTTTTCGACCTTAAATCTGGTTCCAGAATAAGATCGGAAGATCACGAAGTCGCCCTCTTTGCAATAAGGGCCATTTGGGAACTTATCAGTATCACCGTAAGCATCAGGCCCCATCTTGACGACGAACCCAATTAGAGATGCTGTCTGTTCCGCTGACTTCAGCTTGTCTGGCATGTAAATGCCCGATTCCGTTTTCTCTTTAACCTCAAGCGGCTTGATCAAGAGTTTGTACCCGGACGGTTCCGGGATCTTGGATGCGACCTCATTGGTCGATACTTCAGCAGAATACATCTGTTTTCCTAGCAGTGATTAAGGTTCACAGTACCTTGCAGGGTCTCCCCTGAAAGTCTCCACAAAAACAATATACCTGACCGCAATCAGGCGCGGAAGCCTTATTCGCCTTCCAATTTTGATTGAAGATCAAGGATGTCACGCTCAATAAGGGCGAGCGCCTCAACCTTGCCAACGAGGCGAACATACTCCTCGTGGTTTTCGCATCCGCCACCGGCCATATGGTCAGCGATATCATTGAGGTATCCTCTTATGAAGTTACGAATGGTTTCCAGTTCACGCACTGTCTATCTCCCTTGCGATCTCTCTACCAAGCTCAATGCCGTCCCTGACATCTTCTCGCTTGTTTTTCTCAAGCTCAGAGGCAATCTGAACGCCAACACGGACACCCTCTCGCTTTTCCTCTGACTCAATACGCTCTTTCTGAATATCAATGTTTTCAGACTTTGCCTTCATATCAGCTTGGAGCTTGGCAATATCAAGCTGCTTCTTATGCTCAAACTCAGCCTCTTTGAGGGTCATCTCGCGCTGCTGGATCTGAGTAAGCGGATCTTGCTGCTGCTGCATGGCTTGCTTTTGTGCAACCTCTGCCTGATCTTTGCGGAGAAGTTTTTCAGCTGCCTGAGCCGCCAGCCTTGAGATTTCAAGCTCGACATCCTCCGGCAGCGGCTTCTCTTCGTCCGGCATTGCCACGCCAAGCTGCTTTTCGATTTCTTTGCGGTACTGATGCGCCACATGCTCTGTGATGTGCGCCGAAAGAGAGGCCTTGATAGCGCCCGCAAACGGAGACTGCCCAACAATCTCTTGGAGCTTTGGATCTTGAGCCGCCGCAAGGTGAACCTGAATGTGGGCCTCATGGTCCTGATACTTAAATGCTTTGACCGGCTCTTGCTTGAGGATGGCCATGTTCTCCGTCACCGGATCTGCTGGCTTGATGTCGTCAGGCAGCTTGATGATTTCATCAGCGTCTTTGATGCCAAGAACCTCAAGCATCTGGCGGTGCAGCCTGCCCATGTCGTAAAGATTAGGGGCTTGCTGCGCCAACTGCATAGCGGCCTGATACTGCACGACCCTTTGCGACATCGTCGCCGCATTCGGGTCTGAAACAGGGATGACATCCACCCGCGAGTCGAAATCAGCACGACGATCAAAGTTACCATCCATTTCGTAGGCGTACTCAGATGGCATGTAATCGCGGATAATCTTCGACAAAAGACGAAGCTCATTCTTGAGGGAGGCATGGAGGCGAGCCTGAACACCAGACATCACCTTCATGCTGCGTTCCATCAAAGCTAGCGTCGTGCCGACTGGAGCCTGCGGGTTGAGGTTTCCAACTTGTACATCAGCAACGGAGCCAATCCGTCTCCCCTCTTCCACGATATTTCCGAGAAGTTGATATAGTACCGATGAGGGTTCCTTGTAAGGAAGGAATGCAATCGAGTCCCGAATAGCACCACCCGGTACGTCCACGTCACGGAACTCACCCGGCATGAGAGGCGAATCGTCGCCTTTAATACGAAGGCCCCTAGCTTTAAGGCCAGCTGGCAAGTTGCTAAGCGTGCCAGCATCAATAAGTTGACGAAGAATACTTGTGGCACTCTTAGCAAGACCACCAATAAGGTGAATAAGACCCGTTCCATAGAACCCAAGGCCCGGTAGGTACCTGTAGTGAACAAAGTGCGGTCTTTTACGCTTCTTAGAATCGTCTTCATACCAGTTCCTCCTGACAGAGAGGACCGTAAGTGACGACTTATCGATGGTCACCACATACGGGCGAGCTATACCATCAGGGTCATCGAAAGGTTCTGGCAAGTCAAGATCAACGTGCATTTCCAGTATGGTATGACGGTCATCCTCTTCCATAACGGCAGTTTCGCCGTCTATCTCGTCATACTTTTCCTGAATGTCTGAGTAATCCGGCTCCGGGTCAGGAAGATCAACGTCAACATAGAAACCATTCACCTGAAGCTCGATGATCTCGTTTGGCGTCTTCTTCATGACATGGGTGTAGCGCGGACATGTGGATAGGTCCGACGCGCCATAAGAAACGACGAAGTCCTCCGCAGGCACGAACATCGCACAAGGACGCTCCATCAGCGGATCGTAGTAAACTTTCTTGAAAGCGGAACCGGCAAGCGGAAGACGAAAGAGCATTTGCTCTGTCTCGTCACGATATTCAGTCATCTCCTCAGTGAGGAGGTAATTCATCTCAGTTTCAACGCGCTCGGCCTGCTCGTTTTTATCCTGATCCTTTTTGCCCATGATCTTGGTCCGCACGGGGCCGGACGCAGGAAAGATCTCCCCCATAGCCTGAGCTTGGAAACGCACAACCGCTTCGGTAAGAACCGGATGGAACACGCCAGCAGCGCCCTGCCAAGGCTGCGTGCGTTCTTCGATCTTCATTCCCAGAAGGTCTAGGCCCTTTACATAGCTCCGTGCCCAATCCTTACGGGACTGACGGTCGGCGACAAAATCATCAACAAGTTCAGATGCCAAATCTTGAAGGTCAGCCTCCTCCATGAACTCAGCCAAGTTGGCATCGTGATCAGGGCCAGCAATCGATTCTGCCACCTCTCCGGTGAAATCGATAATCATCGCCTCATCATCTGTGCTTATCGACACCGCATCAGGATTTACGACTTCAACTTGGACCTCATCAGTGGACTCCATGTCCAAGTCTGCTGGGTTCATTTGCTTTTCAACGGCCATGGCAGGCTCCTAAGTTATGCTTTTCCATAATAACAGACCATCTGCCATGGTGGGAGCCTTCCATCCGGCTGACTACTTTCCACCCCTTGGATTCGTACTCTAGTATTTTTTCGTGAGTCACAAACCTGAGGGTCATGCTAGTAGTATTCGACAGGTCTTTTGTAGATTGGCTCGTCGTCCCAGTCATCCATAACACTCCTAATCCAGCCACCCTGCCTGAATCGCAGCATGGCTTGGGTTGTGGAGTCCACCAAGTCATCATGTTCTCCCGCTGGGAACGCAGCGCACTCCTCAATCACCTCTTCAGCCCATCTGGTCGGAGGTGCCCAGACAACCCCTGAGGCGAACAAGTCGCTCACTGCGTTCACGCGAGCTATCTTATCCTGTCCACGAGACGGTGTAAACTCGGTGACCGGAATGCCCATTGCCCGAAGCTCGAAAATAAGCGGAGATCCGGCGGCCTTGGCTTCCACGATCATCTGATCAGGCTCATATTCCCAATATTTCTCGTATGCAGCGCGTTTTAGCTCTGGAAACTCCAGTTTTTCCTTGTATGCGTCGAGAAGAATGAGGTTCGGTACCGTTTCACCCTGATCATTCGGGTGATTGAACACCCCCCACGTCGTACAGGCGGAGTAGTCGGCCCTTTGGGTCTTCAAAAACGCCGTATCCCAGCTTTGAATGATGGCCTCACACGGTGGCGGGCTTTCATATTCCCACTCTCGCCACCATTCGCGCTTAATTAGAGCGCCTTCTTCCGATGTCGGGTCTTGCTGGTATTGCGCCGACCATTTCGACACCGGGAGTTCGGCCTTTAGGGACTCTAGCTGCTCTTTAGGCCAGAACTCAGGCCAGAGCGGGTCGCCGGATGGCATGATTGCCGGAAACTCAATGACCTCCCACTCGTCTGCGCCGTCTCTTTGCGTGGCTGACTTGATGATTTGCCCGGTGAGGTCCCGTGTTGACCACCTTGTCATCACCACAATGATCGATCCCCCCGGCTGAAGACGCTGACGGGGTCCAGATGTGTACCACTCGTAGACCTTGTCGTAGACTTCGGGGTTGTATGCACCGATAGCGGCTTCCTGCTCCGAGTGCGGGTCATCAATAATCAGAACATCAGCGCCCTTACCGGTCACGGCACCGCCAACACCGATGGCGAAGTAATCGCCTTTCTTGTTGGTGTTCCATCTACCGGCGGCTTTTGAGTCCGAGGACAGTTCGATGCCGGGGAAAACCTCTTGGAAGTCCTCTTGGTCGATGAGGTTACGCACCTTACGGCCAAAGCCCACTGCCAGTTCGGCTGTGTGCGCGGTCTGAATGATCTTCTTTTCGGGATATTTGCCGAGGAACCATGCCGGGAACAGGTATGACGCGAACTCGGACTTGGTATGCCGGGGTGGCATGTTGATTATCAGGCGCTTTAGCTGGCCATTTGCCACCCTCTCAAAGGCATCAGCCATGATGGCATGGTGCCGACCACCGATAAAAGACGGCCACATCCTGTGGACAAACGGCAAAAACTTATCTCTGGACTCTTCCTTGGCCTTTGCTTCCTCAAGCTCAACCAGCAGATCCAGTATTTCTTGCTTCTTGTCGGGCGGGAGGTTGTTGATTTTACCCTTGATGGCATTCAGCGAGTTCATGTGGCCGTTTCGTCTCCGGTCTCGCATTTAAAGAAAAACTGAAACGGCACCGAGGGTAGTGTGGGAACAACTGCCTTTGCCATTTCGCGAACTCGCGCCCTACATACCTCCTCTTCGAGATATGGTCCACGGTTATCGGTAAATTGCATGCAGGCGTCAGGCCTTCCCATTACGCAGGCTAAAACTATCGCAGTGAACATAGCTACTCATGCACACACCTATTCATCAGAACAGATTTTGCAAGCTCCAAAAGAAAGACCATTTCAGGGGCCTTTCCGTGTGACGTGGCCATGAAAAGGTTACCGTCTTCCGTCCAGCCAATAACCATGGCCTCCGTCATTGTCACCTCGTCCTTCAGGACCTCAAGCATCTCCCTTGGGTCCAATTCTGCTTCTTCGTTCAGAACCGAAGTGTGCGGAAACTCTATTATGTTGTCAGTCATAAGGCCCCCAAGTCAACATCTCCCGTCACGGCGGGGGAGCGAAAGGACAGCTCAACCCCGCCGGAGGCACCGGGAGACGGTGTGCCTCCCTAGTATCTTATAGTAACTATAGACTACTAACTAGATATAGACCTCTAATAGGTATATTATATATATACTATTAGAGATAGAGGGAGACTATCTGATTTTAGATACCCCCCATGGGGTAGGATTCCTACGGCACTCTCCTAGAAAAGTACCCTAGTACAAATCAAAACCCCTCCTCTGTCAGAAAAACAAGGGGGAGGGGGTCATTGCACTGTAGGCCCCTCAGAAGCCTCCCAGAAGGCCCACATGCTTTCCCGGCGCTCCTCTACCACCTCAGTCATCAACACCGCCTCACCGGGCTTCAGAGCGTTCCAGAGGGCTATTTCCTCAAAGGTCCTACAACATGACAGGCACATTTCGTGACCATAGTCTAATCGGCACACGGCATTGCATGGCGTTGCAATATCTTTTGAGGGTTCATGGGATGTGTGGAACATCATGTATGTAAACCGTGCATAGGCCTAGGCAATCAGGGGGGTCGGGGAGGGGTGGGGTCAGCCGGACGCCCCATCGAAACACCCCCTAACCCCTTGTTATGACAGTAATTTTGGCTCTGGGCCTTATTCACCCATAATCAGGGCCAGCTTCCGCTGTATGTCTGCCTCGATGTCGTGGGCTGTTCGAGGCGTCTTGTCCTCTTGTTCCACCCTATCGGTGAACATGCCAACGCTCCGGCCTAGCTGCGTCAGTGCCGCCACCCTCGCGCTGTCGCTGCCAGCCTCGACGGCCTCACGCTTCAACTGATCGGTCACCCAATTTCGTAGGCGGTCATCGTCTGTCTGCCTTCGTGCGGTGTCTTCCTCGACTATCTGATCGATCCTTGCCTTAACCTTGCTAGATGCTGCCAGTCGGCAAGCTGCCTCCCATTTGGTCTTTTCTGATCCATTGGGCATGTAGCCTGCTTCCCGATATGCATCAGTGAGCATCGATCCCTTGGCGACAAGGTGAGCGAAATGTTCCTGCTTGGATGTCAGCTTCCCCCCTGTATTAGACACGACTGTCAGGTGAGGGTGCTTGTCTTTGTCTTTGGTCATTGGTCTTCCCTTGTATAGGTGCCGCCATCATGCGCTACCGCTTGGCGGGCTTTTGGCCTATGCGGGCGCTTGCGACACACCCTGCTGCGCTACCCTGATTTTCACTGATCCGGCCTGATATCGGGCGTTTCAGGCTGGAATTGTCCTACCGTACAAAAATAATAGCAAAATACCCCTACCGCTAGAACCCGCAGTCAGCTTGGGTTACAGGGCGAATAGAGAAAAATAAGAAGAAATAACGAAAAAAAAGGCGAATTAGGCTATTGACAGAAATACCCGATCCGAGATACGCCTGCGGCGTCCAGCCAGCGATAGCACGGCGTAAGTGGCAGGGGCGGCAGCTATGCCCCGATTTCAGGCCCTGTTTCGCCACCCCGGTATGTCGGTTCGAACCCCGGCTCACCCACCCCACTGAATGGCGGGGCGGTGTCACCTCTCCCACTGGCGCGGCCAAGATCAAGAACAGGTCGCCGCGCTGGGCAGCACGCGATACGGCGTCGGGCCTCACGGCCTGATGCGGTGCGGTAAGTCTGGCAGGGCGCGGCACAGGCGTTCCTGCGGAGAGGTTCCTGTCGCCGGGGATTGGTACCCCGGCCTGATGAGACACCACACGAAACAGGGAGACGCTACATGCGCTATTCAGTTTTTCAGGTTCACCTTTCCAAGAACGACATCGACTGGCTCAACGCCGGGGTCGAGACCACACTGACCACCGAATGGATGCGGAACCGCAGCTTTGCGAAGGACGCGCCAATGTGGCTGATCTTCGAGGGTCACTTCCAGCATGCTGCTGAGATCACCACCGACGCCGATCTCGACTGGGACGAAGAGGTCATCGAAGCCGATCTCGAAAACGTCTTCCGCATCGGAAACATCGGGCCAAGGGTCGGCACCGGCGTGATCAGCGACGAGGACATCAAGACCGGCGACCGCTTCCATTCGATATCGGTTGGCGATCTGGTGGTCGATCCTGCCGACAACGTCTGGCACGTTCAGTCCTTTGGCTGGCAGAAGATCGGCACGGTGACTGATCCGACCGGCCCCATGAACCGGCTGGTGATCGACGAGACGTTGGTCGCCGCTGCCGACGCGCAGGATGCTGCAAACAAGGCTGAGGCTGAGGCACAGGCTCGTTATGACGAGATGGCGTCCAATGCAGCCAGCTACTACTTCCAGTCTGGTCAATAACGATAGGGGGCTTCGGCCCCCTGTGTCTGCGCCTGAAGCTGGCGCACTGATGAGCCGCACGGTGCGGCCTTGGCCCAAGCATGGGCGAAACACACACAACCCTTTGGGAGACTTACCACATGCCTAAAAACACTTTTGCACTCGACGCCGACAACCTCAACGTCATCGGTTCCAACCAAACCCGCATCGACACCCTGAAGGGTGACGCTGCCACCATCCGCGAAGAAAGCCAAACCCTGAAGCTGGACAGCTACTGCCAGCTGATCGCCGGTATCGCGGACGTGAAGCTGACCAGCAAGTCGAACCTTCCGACCGCTGTCTCTTCTAGCCTGAAGGGCGACCTGATGGATGTCGGGCAGCAGACTGAGAGCATGGCCAACAAGCTGGTCAAGAACGCTGTCGGTGCGCGGAACGTGTTCGGCATTGCCGGTGACAACATCACGCCTGAGATGGTCGCCAGCGTCTTTGCCGACAACGAGATCACATCTGAGGCCAAGCTGATCAAGGCTGTCTCTGGTGACGCTGAGAAGACCAAGGTTCAGCTTGCCGTCGAGAAGATTGTCGGTCGCCGCTCAACCAAGAAGGACGAGAAGGGCAACCGCATCGACGGTGACAAGTGGGTCGGTGGCTTCACCTATGAAGAGATCGAAGAGTTCACCATGCTCATGGCCGACACCATGGAGGTGCGCCGCGCCATGGAGGCAGCCGCTCAGGAAGCAGCCGACAAGGTGGACTCCGACAACGAGAGCGCAAACGAAATGCTCGACCAGCTTTAGGCTGGTCGGGACCACCACCACCAACAAGCGAGGATCACATGAGAGAAAATCTTGTCCGCAACATGCGGTATGACGACGACGCTGGCGGTCGCCTCTGGGCTGTCTTCCCCCGCCGGTATTCGGATGAGCGCATCCGACAGTTCTTTCGGATGCACGGCGTCTGGACTGACGGCCACTATCAGCGCACCGGCAGGTTCGCTCTAAGCATGGGCGGCGAGGGCGTAAGGTCAGGTGGCCCCGGCTCGTATTACGAGGACGGCTTGGTATTTCGACGCAAAGGTTCTCGCGTCCTAGTCACCCAAAGCTGGGGCTACGACATATGAAACTGAGGCGGGGGCTTCACGGCCCCTGCCATTCTTTAATTTTGTACCATCGTACAAAATGCGGCAATTCATGCCGACACACACACGCAACATGGGAGACACCTTATGCGTATCAATGAAGCCCGGACTATCGTCGAAGCATCCTTCAACAGCCAGATCGATCACCGCATGAACGGTGCCGGTCGTCCTATCGTCGTCCTTCTGGAGAGCGACCCCGGCATTGGCAAGACGGCCACTGTACGCCAGATCAGCGAAGCCTTGGAGATCGACCTTCTGATCTTCTCGCTGGCCCAGTACGACCCCGCTGAGGTTGCCGGTTGGGTGGTATCGACTGAGGATGGCATGACCCGCCTTCGCCCTGACTGGTTCCCGGTCAACACGCCAGAGCAACAGGCCAAGGCTGAGGCTGGCGAGATTGTCGGCGCGATCTTTATCGATGAGATCAAGAACGCCACCGTCGCCGGTCAGAATATTCTGGCGCAGCTTGTTGATGAGTTCCGCTGCGGCAAGCACCATCTGCCTGACGGCTGGGTGATCGTCGCTGCGTCCAACCGTGACAGCAACCGTGCCGGTACCAACCGCATGCCGACACACCTGAAGGATCGCTTTATGATCATCGATGTTGACGCAAACATCGAGGACTTCACGGCGTATGCCACGGCCAAGGGCTTTGATCCTATGATCACCAGCTTCTATCGTGCGCGTCCTGAGTTGCTGTCCAACTTTGATCGTGACGCGACCGCATGGTCTTCGCCTCGTGGTGCCGAAAAGGTCAACACCATCCTGTCATGGGGCCTCGACCCTGTGCTTGAGTTGGCCGCTATCGGCGCACAGGTCGGCGAGGGCGTGGCCGCTGAGATGGCCGGTCACAAGCGCATCTACAAGTCGCTTGTCGATTTCGATGAGGTGATCAAGTCGCCTTCGACTTGCCGCATCCCTGAAGATCCGGCGGCGTCCTACGCCATGGCATCGATGCTTGCGTATCGTGCGACAGCCGACAACCTCGACGCTGTCCTGACATACGCAGCACGGTTCCCGCATCGGGAGTTCTTCGCCCTGACGGTGAAGGATGCGGTAGGCCGCAACCCTAAGCTGAAGATCGATGCGCGTCCTGTGCTGAAGAAGCACCTGAACGAGCATGGCCCCGATCTGATGAAAGACTGGAACTAGGAGGTTCAACATGAATGTAGAAACCAAATTGGCGAGAGCGAAAACTAGGCTGATCTTTGATCAGCCTTTTTTCGGCACCCTTGCATTCGGTACTGAGTTCATCCGCGACGATGATCAGCCAACGATGTGTACCAACGCTCAGTGGATCAAGTGGAACGCTGACTTTGTTGATGCCAACAGCGACACCGACAACATGTTCGTCATCGCGCATGAGGTCTTGCATATCGGCCTTCATCACTGTGGTCAGACGACCATCGATGGCAAGAAGGCTGACCCGCAGCTTCAGAACATGGCAATGGACTATGTGATCAATGCCATTCTGCTGGAGGCTGGCGGCGTCATGACGATGCCTAAGGGTGGCCTGTATGACCCCAAGTATTCCGGCATGACGTGGCAAGAGGTCTACCGCATACTGGATCAGGCTGATGAGGATCAGCGTCCGCAGCCGCAGCCATGGGGCGGCGACATTGGCATGCCCAAGGATGGTGACGGCAACGACGCCGGGACTGAGCAAATGCGTCAGATGGAGGCCGAAATCAATTCACGGCTGACACAGGCCGCTGATGTTGCCAAGTCCAAGGGCAAGTTGCCGGGTGCCATTGCTGAGATCGTGACCCGACTTCGCAAGCCCAAGGTCAGGTTTGAGGATGTGCTGCTGCGCTTCATGTTCGGTGATCAGCCTGACGATTACAGCTACCGCAAGCCCAACAAGCATGCGTGGCATGAGCAAGGCCTCTATCTGCCGACACTGGAGAATGACGGCGTAGGTCACATTGCCCTGCTGTTCGACTGCTCCGGCTCCATGTCAACGCCGGAACTTGAACAGGGTTTCTCTGAGGTCAAGAACCTGATCGAAGAGTTCAGCCCCAAGTCGGTGACTGTCGTTCAGTTCGACGGCCAAGTGCAAAAGGTCGATACGTTCTTTGATGGCGACTTTGTCGAGCGCATCGACTTCACTGGCCGGGGCGGCACTCGCGTCGAGCCAGCGTTCAAGTATCTCGACCGGGAGGATGTACAGCACGATCAGATCATCGTGTTCACCGACATGGGCATCCATGACTATCCCGACATTGCGCCGGACGTTCCGGTGCTTTGGGTATCGACCGTCGATGAGGGCCGGTACACCAAGCCACCATTCGGTGAGATCACACACATTGAGGTGGCCGCTTAGTGCGGCCCCTCGCTTTTGAAGAAGATGAAATCGCAAACTTGTACCCTAGTACAAATTGGAGGTCAGCATGACTGCATACACACAAGAGATGCACAAGCATCTAGAATTTCTTCGCGCTGAAATCGATGACACGGCCAAGCGTTGGTCGCCATACATGGACCGCGCAACCGCCGGTAAGATGGCCGGTGACGGTCGCTACAGCTACTCGCACCGCCATGTGACCGATGAGATGGAAGAGCTGCTCTCAGGGCTTTGTGGGGGCAGCAAGGACTCGTTCTGGGCCATTGGTCACCACCTCGACAGCATGGGTGACGCCATAAAGAAAATCAGGAACATCCGGCGCGGCCACCCTAGCGATGTTGAATATGAGCCAATGCGCGAACACAGGGAAAAGAGCGCGACCATGTTCGACTACATTTCTGGCCGCTGCTTCCCAAGAGCCAATATCAAGGCTCGTACCGGCGGGGTGCATGCCGAGACTGAGAACCCCGGCAACAAGTACAGCGCACGTCACTATGTGTCTGTGGGTATCGGGTGGTACAGGTCAGTAGGCAGCAAGGGCATTGGTATGATCAGAGCCGGTGACGGCATCCGCTGCGTCCTGTACGCACGGCAAAATGATGTTGGCTGGGTGGCTGACGAAAAAATGGTCTGCTTCAACGTGACCACGCTGTCGATCAAGCACAACAAAAGCACAGTCGAGGATGGCTGGCTTGTCGTGCATGAGGACACCCTTCTGTCTGAACACGACCCACTGATGTACTACGGTGATCGCACGGTCGCCAAGCCACATGCCTACAACGCAAACCTTCGCAAGGCAGTCAGCCTTCTGAAGAGCCGCACGTTCAACCGCCTCGTCGATATGCTCGACGATATTTGAGGAGATGATAGTATGATTAGCTACGACAACGCGCCCAACTACCGCTATGGCGGTTACCGCTATGTGCCAGACCTCATGGAGGATGAAGAGGGCATCAGGAAGGCTTGGCACAACGCCTACAAGGTCGAGGACTATGACCCCAACAAGGCGCAGCTTGGCATCACCGCACCGACCTTCACCATCAGTGGGCCAGCCTATCGCTGGCTCACCTATGAAGAGTTCGTGTGCCATATCGACAGCCTCAGGGAGGACAACAACTGGGAGCCGCTGCGCGTCGATGCAATGTATGTGTTTGAACGCATGACCGACATGCTGACCGGCGACGGCGTGGACTTTGAAGAGTTCGACAGCTTCTATGAAGAGTTGCGAATGAACATCAAAAACAATGGGGGGCGGTAATGAGGCACTATATTTACGCGACCATCGGTTTGATCGGCATCATGTTCGGTGTCGGTTACGTTGAAGATCCATCTAACAATCTGCTTGTCGGTGTCGGCATTCTGTACAGCTTTGTCGGCCTGTTCTGCTACAGCTTGGTGCAGCTTGTCCGCAAGCAGCACGGCCAAATCTAACACCCGCTAGAGTGTGTGCGGCCATGGGGGCTGGCCGGAAAGCGTGATCGTGTCTAGCGGGTAACCTCCCGCGATCACGCGCCCCCACCAAATACAAAAACATGTGCAGTTTTGCAGGGTGTTGTGTTTGTCTCGATATGGCCCGACCTGACACCTGTTGTCAGGGCAATGTAGGCATTTTTTTTCACTATCGAAACTTGTACTATCGTACAAATTTATTGACCCTTATTTTTATGTATTTGCCTTGATTGATCTTAATCGGCTACCATATTTAGACACCGGCGACTGCTCACCGTCGGTTATCATCGCCCTTGAGCAAGGCATCACCTCAGGCCTCGACAAACGGACAAGAGGCAGAAAGGTAGACCATGAGCAAAGTTGCTCTCATCTCAAACCAGCGCAAGCTGGTGGCTTCAGACGACCTTGATCAGCAGATTGCTACCCTCAGTTCGCTGATTAACAACCCACCCCAGAACTCGCGCACTGTCGAGATCGGGCCTAAGTTGGCGGAGTACATTCTTGCCAACATCAACATCGGCAACCGCCCCAAGAAGGTGAAGAAGATTGCCGTCTACTCCAACGACATGGCGAACAGCAACTGGTCACTGACTGGTGACGCCATCAAGTTCGGTACAGACGGTCACCTCAAGGACGGCCAGAACCGTCTGGCGGCGTGTGTCCGCGCAGGGGTTCCATTCGTCACCGACGCACGTTTCGGCATCGATCCAAAGTCATTCGTCCACATGGACGTGGGCGCAACGCGGACCAACTCAGACATCTTCGCGATCATGTCTGTGCCGTACCCGAATGACACCGGACAGGTCATCCGCTTGATCCGGGCATTCGAGCAGGGCAAGGCGTACTCACGCCACCTGAACCTGACCAACGATCAGATGCGTGAAATCTACACCGACGAAATGGATCACACGGTTCTGGAGTTGGGCATCAAGATGGCGCGTCAGGCCACCAAGACCACAGGTATTTCTGTGGCTCCCATGGCCGCGCTGTTCTATGTCGCATGGAAGCGTGGGCATAGCGAACAGGTGAAGCAGTTTTTGATCGACCTCAAGAACGGCTACGGCACCGGAGTGCGCTCACCTGTACGCTATCTTCTTGAAACGATTGTCCGCATTAAGATGGAAAATCGTAACAAGATACACCCTGACGTTGCTTGCATTCTTCTTGCACGGGCTTGGCACAACTACAAAGTAGGTAAAGCGTCCGTCAAGAAAGACATGCAGGTTACAGCTGCAAGCGTCATGCCAACAATCTAACGACAAAAAAGAGGCCGGGTTTAGCGCCCGGCCTCAGTCTTTGGGAGGAAACAACATATTGTTGCCTCTAAAAATTAGAACACAACATATACTGTGTCAAGCATCATCAAGGTCTGGCGTCATGTCCGACACAGGTATCTTCACGTCCTTCCCGCCCTCCTGACGCATCATCTCCAATCCAGCCTTCTGACACCTCAAGGACAACCAGAGCATACCCTCTGCGTCCATCTCTTTGATCCACACCTTGCCGTTGATCGACACGGCAAACCCATCATTTCTTGGCACTAACAAAATTTGATCCATAGTACAAATCTCCCCTAGAATGGCACATCCTTGGCCTCATATGTCAGGTCTTCAAAAGGATCATACTCGACCTCTGTATACCGCGATGTCAGCGGGTTGAAATACAGGTCGGCCACACCCTGCTTCCCTACCCAGCTAAACCGGCATTTCCACACATGTATTTCGCTCAGTGACGATGCGATGGGATCTGGCCGGTGAACCGACAGCCCAATATCGGCCTTGGCGAACCACGCAGCCGATCCTGAGATGTCGTATCCTTTCGGCACCGGAACCTTTCCATCCGCACCACGCAGCATCTTTGTCGGGTGCGCCACAAACCACAGATGTATCCCATGCGACTGAGCAAACACGCGAAGCTGCGTCAGCATCTCGCTGATCCAGTCGGTCTCGCTTTTGTCGCCGATCTTCTGGATATAGTTATATGGATCGATGACCGCTCCCCTGACCCCATGCCTGAGAACAGCCACCTTCAACCGTTCCACAATGTTTTCGATGGTCGCCATCGATCCATCATTCTGATACAGGAAGCTGAAGTGGTCCTTCACAAACTTCTTTCCCTCCTCAAGTTCCTTACGATTCAGGCGAGGCGTGACCCCATCGAAAAACGGCTTTTCAAAGTGCTTGCTGATCAACTTGGCAATGTGAAGTCGTGGCTCGTTTTCAAACGAACATATGGCAAACTTCCAGCCCTTTTCCTCAGCCAAGTTCACCATGATCTGATCGACCAGTTCCGACTTGCCAGACGATGGATGCCCAGTGACAACCGTAAGCTGGCCCTCGACAATGGAATAGAACTCATCGACATTCGGATATCCAGTCGAGGCACCCTTTCCCATACCCTTTTCGTATATCTCATCAAGCTGGTCGTAAAAATGCGATGCGTCATACAGACCGGCTACAGGCCACGGTGATACGTTAGCCACAATCCGTTCCACAGCTTTTTTGCCGCTCTTGGTCAGGACATCGTTTATGTCCTTGCAGCCATCGGGATACTCAATCTTCCAGCAACGGTCTTTGCCTATGCGTCGAGCAATCTCTTCGGCCATGGCCTGACCCGGCGCATCAGCATCGGTCGCTATGATCACCCGATAGGCACCATCGATCTTTTTCTTGGCGTCCCAGAGGAACTTAAACTTGCTGTCCTCTGTCGGGTCGATCTTTCCATCTACCACTTTCATCACTGCGCCATTCGGCACCGACACTGCGCTGTCGTAGCCACACTCCATCAGGGTCAGCGCATCCATCTCCCCCTCGCATATGAACAGATCGTCACCGTGAACAACATTGTCGATGTTGAAGAACGATGCCGGTGCGCCATTACACGCGAAACCTTTCTCGTCTATAGCACGAATTTTTTGAGCATATTTTTGTCCCTGATTCAGGTACGGAAAGAAGACGCAGCTCACTTCTTTTCCAAGCCCACGAATGTAGTTGGTGCCGGACTCAAGGCCAGCTCGTTCCGCAGTTTCTTGAGAAATACCGCGCTTCTTCAGCCATGAAATTGTACTAGGGTCCAAATCTCCAGAATCAAAAGCGCGTGCAAGCTGCATTTTTCCCTCCCTCCTCGGCGTGAACACACGCTCCTCAACAGATACTGAACCGCTGGCTTGACAGTGCCAGCAGTTATACAAGACGGTGCCGTCCTCAACCTTCAAAGACAGGGTGCGGTCACGTTTTTTTTTGCGATTATTAGAGCAAAGGGGACACACAGTTTTGTGTTGCCCCTCGCCCACGCGGAGGGCTTCCCCGCGAATGAGCAAGTCATTTTCCATTTGTCATCTCCCAAAGACACCTTGACGATAAGCGGTGCCGGAGATGCTGTCAATGGGGGCCTTCTAATGTATCTATTAGAGATAGATATATATTATATACTATTCTTATCTATTAGATCTTTAAGTTTACGGCCTTCAAATCTAGCGACCGCTGATTTCGAGGAAAGTATGTATCGAAAGTTTTCCCGCATCGATTCCCATTCGATGTCGGCAAGATCGCAGACGGTGACGAAATCTTTTGTGGTTATCCAGTGGGCGACAGCGTCTCTATCTTTCGGGTCATTCAGGTAGGCATCGGAGATAGCTTGGGATATTACCGCTCTCCATAGGTGACACTCGGATGACCGTTCTAGGGTTTTCCCTATCAAGCCCCCAGTAGATATGTTTTTCCTTAACTTGGCGGTCATTCTTGTAAATAATCCCCTGCATCAAATCTAAGATCAGGCTTTCATCCAAGTCAGGTCTGCGCGATGCGTAGTAGATCAACATCTCTACGCACACATCCCCCTCAAATAACTCCTCGTCACCGGCACACTGATCAACAAATGCTTTTGCATATGCCCTAGCTTTATCAGATTTAATCGACGCCGGTCTACCTTTGATGATTACAATTTTGCGGCTGTTGGCTTTTGATGCTGGTTCGCCAAGTATCTGGAAAGTTTTGTTCATTGGCCTAAATAACCTTATTGACCAGATTGGCTTTATTTGGTAACAAGTCTGTGGAAGGGAGACATCATATGGAAATCACAAACAAATATGGACTGCCGCAGTCATTCCTTGATTTTGCACGAAATGACAAATACAGCAAGGGTCAGGCAGATATCTCTGTAACCACCCTTATTGACAGCCCTCGCGTCAGGCTGATGCGTGAACACTTTGCCGATCTGCGCGAGGTGGATGTTACCGACATGATCTGGCCATTGTTTGGCACCGCTGTACATCATGTGCTGGAGAGCAGCGAACCCTCTGATGATATCGTTCTTGAGGAACGGCTTTTCACTAAGATAAACGGCTGGATTCTTTCCGGTGCCGTCGATCACCAAAAGATAGACAGGAACACTGTCGAGATCACCGACTACAAAGTCACCAGCGTCTGGTCCGTTATCCACGGCAAGATTGACTGGGAACGGCAGCTAAACGTGTATGCGTATCTTGTTCAGAAAAACAAGGGGCTGCGCGTGAGCAAGCTGTCAATCTGTGCTGTATTGCGAGACTGGAACAAGCGCGATGCAGCCAACAAACCAGATTACCCACAGGCACCTGTAGTGATTGTCGATATCCCTATGTGGGACGAGAAAGATCGTATCGACTACATCCACAAGCGCATATGGCTGCACCAAGATGCTCAGGTTCGCTACGACCTTGAGATCGTGGAGCAGGACAGGTTTGTGCCATGCGCCGACGATGAGCGTTGGAAGAAAGAAGATAGCTGGGCCGTGAAGAAGAAGGGAAACAAAAGGGCTTTGAGAGTATTTGATCAAGAGGTCTTGGCTGAGGGGTATGTTAATTCACATAACTCTCTTGGCAACGACGGAACGGTTTTGGAGATAGAACACCGACCCGGTGAGTACACCCGGTGTAAGGGCAACTACTGCGGTGTTGCCGATTTTTGCCATCAATATAGAGGAGACAACTGATGAGCAGTGTTTGGGAGACCTTATCCAAGGTTGATGTTTCGGATCACACCGAAGACAAAAATGGTCTGACCTATCTGAGTTGGGCTTGGGCATGGGGGATTGTGAAGAAGCACTATCCAACCGCTACCTTCCGCAAAAATTTGTACGGTAGTGAAAATTCAATGATCCCCTACATGGTGGATCCGGCTGGTTATGCGTTTGTTTCGGTCACGGTAACCATCGAAGGCGAAGAGCAGACCGAGGTGCTTCCTGTCCTCAACCATGCCAACAAGGCTGTGTCGGCACCGGACAGCTTTCAAGTAAACACTGCCTTGCAGCGCTGTCTCGCTAAGTGCTGCGCTATGCACGGTCTTGGTCACTACATCTACGCTGGCGAAGACTTGCCTGAGGGCGCTGTTAGAAAGGTGGTTGTGGAGGACGCAAAGGGCGACAAGAAAGAGGTCGAGGGCGTTGACGTTGTAGCCGAGGTCTTCAAGACGTTCATTCCTGATTGCGCCACAGTCGAGCAACTGCGTGGCTTCTGGGGCGTAAACAAACACGCAATTAGCGTTCTCAAAGAGAACGATGAAAAACTTTACAACGAGGTTCTGAAGGATTTCACGAGCCGCAAAGAAGTGCTTGAAAAAGGAGAGGCAGCATGACCGATTACCCACCATCTGGCGCATTGTTTTCCAACACAAGGAAACAGAAGCCTAACCAGCCAGACTTCACTGGTGAACTTGAACTGTCTGATGAGGTTGTAAGCGACCTTGTCTCTCAGATGGAGCGTGGCAACGCCAAGCCAAAGCTGCGTATGGCTGGCTGGCGTAGGCAGAGCAAGAAGGGAACCAAGTTCATCTCTGTCGTGGGCAGCAAGTTTGAAGAGCGTCAGCAGCAACAGCAGACGCAATCAAACGGATTTAACGACCTCGATGATGACGTTCCGTTCTAAACGGATACGCTCTAAGCGGTACCTGCAAACCCTGCGTGGGAAACCATGTTTGGTTTGTGGGTACGGCTCTGAGGCGCACCATGTCATGTTTGCCGAGCCGAATGCCATGGGTATGAAAGTTGGTGACAACTGGTGCGTTCCTCTCTGCCACGGCTGCCATATGAAGCTGCATGCTTTCGGTGACGAGAGAACGTGGTGGGATCTTCAAGGGGTTGACCCCTTGGATTGGGCTAAACAGAACTGGGAGAAGTTCAATGGAAACGCTTAATAAAGTGGCGCATGCCATAGCCGACGCTGAGGACACGTTTATGGATAACCCCATAGACTACGAGGACGTGGCCGAGGCTGCACTCAAGGCCCTCAGGACGCCCTCTGATGACATGATGAGGGTTCTTGAGGGCATGACGCCTTACAGAAACAATCTTGACCTGTGGGTTGCTATGATCGATGCCGCAATGGGGAGAGCGGTTAATGAAGCAGAAAAGGGGCAAACCCAAATACACCTATGAGGTGACTGTTGTCGAGGAGTACACCCGCACCTACAAAGTGCGTGGTGACGACCCCGAACACGCCTTTGAAAGAACAGAAGAAATGATCCGCAATAAGCAAAACTCCATGCGGATTTACAAAAAGTATATTGGTGACATTCACCATATACATAGCGAGGAGGTCTTTGATGACTGAAATTAGAGATGCCGCTGTGCATTTTGAGGCGGTGAAAACATCGATGTCTCAAAGCAAGCAGGGCACAATCCTGCGCTTGGCCATACACCCTAATGAGGTACCGGCCAGTCTGCATACCGACTGGGTTGGGTCTCGCTACATGGTTGCTATGGTCAAGCTAGACGACCATGACCAACCAGAGATTTCTGATGAGCAGCGAGAGACAGAGCGACTGATCGCTAGTGCTGGCATGCTTTGTAGAAACTTAGACTTCGCTAAGTTTTTATTCGATGCAGACACCCTACTAGGTGTGCCGAGTGACGAAGCCGAGCGAGAGAAGAGGGTTGCCGGTGCGCTGCGAGAAGTTCTTGGCGTTGAGAGCCGTTCCGAAATGAAGAACAACTCTGTAGCAAGAGAGAGGTTCAAGACTATTTCAGAGGAGTTCACAAGATGGAAACAGGGCAGGGGCTAAGTTCACAAGATTTCATAGACAAGAAAGCCATCGCAGAGATGCTGTCTGTGAAGCCAAAGGCAATGGACTACCTTATCCAGAAGGACAAGACGTTCCCAAAGCCCTTGGTGTTGTCACCGAGAATGAGGAGATGGAAGAGGCAAGAGGTTGTAGATTGGATCAATTCCAAACTGGGCGGCTGAATTTGTACTAAGGTACAAAATCAAAGGTTCTCGTTTATCAGCCTGTTGGCGCGTTGAACAACCTTATCGATCTGCTCACCAAGCCTCTTCACAATCTTTTCCTTCTGAGCATCAGGCAAGCGCGGGTTATCCTGCACTTGCTTGATCTGCCTCAGTAGCCTGTTTCTAGCACTGTTCAGTGCCTTGATCTGTCCATGGATGCGGAGTTCGCTGTCAAGCCGGGACCGCACAGACCTGACCTTTGATGGGTCGCCGGACTCAATCGCCGCTTCAAGGATTTCACGAGACTTCAAGACTTTGTTGCGGCCTTCCACAAAATTACTCAAATCTTCACGATCTGACACACTGTAGAACACCTTCCTGACAAAAGGTGTCTGCCTGATGAACTCGTCTTCAAACCCATCAGTCAGTGCTGTCGGGATTGTGCCGAAGGCAAAGTCGCCTGTGCGCTGCACGAACATACCGGCACCGCCAGTGAGATACCCAAGCCAGAAGTCGATGGTGTCTGGCGAAACATCAATAAAGCCCTTCTCTACCTTACTGCCGCCTGTAAGGGCGTTGAGGTTTTCCGATATCCACTTGAGCGATGGGCTTGTAGTAGACCAGAACAACTGGCTGTCTGGTGGCGGTTCCTCC